TGTGAGCCGAAGGGCCGGTCGCCGCTGGTGGTTTGCGCGTCAGCGGCGATCGACCATGTGCCTCGCATGCTGGACGATGCGGCGATGGTGGTCATGGCGCTACCAGCCGATCGCGGTCGATGTACCGGACACTGGGGTCGAAGCCTGATTCGGTGCCGTGTGCCCAGGCGGTGTCGTAGTCCAGCCATCCCCAGAGTTCGACTTGCCGGAACTCGGGCGGGGTGGGCTGGCCTGCCCACAGGATCAGCCCACGCTGGAGTTGCTTCTCGCGTACGGCTGCGCCCCGACGGGAACGCACCCGTCGCACCTCGATGTTGAGACCAACGTCAGGCATGTCGGACCACAGGTGGTGCTGGTTGGCGGGCCACACGTGCCCGCCCCAGTACTGGTTGGTGTGTTTCGCGACGGCTAGTTCGGTGATGGCGGCAGCGACCTGCGCTGTCCGGTCATCTTCCATCCGCGAGTCCTGATACCAGGGTGCGTTCAGGCTGGTCCAGCGTTCGGTGAAACGGCGGATCCCGACGTGGGAAGCCCACTCGTACTCCCACGGGTGAAGGTCGACGATCACATTGCCCTCCTCAGGCTGGGCGGAACCCACCTTCCGCTACTGCGCTTCCTTCGCACACCCTGCGATGCCCCGTATTGGCCCGTAGAGCCACCTACAAGGGCCCGCACTATGCGGCTGGCCTCCTGGTAGTCGACAGATTCCAGGGCCGCTACGAGGCTCACAGCGTTTCCGCCTGCGCCGCAGGCGTGGCAATGCCACAGCCCCTTGCCCCGGTTCACGGAGGCACTGGCAACCCGGTCATCGTGGACCGGGCACTTCATCGGATGCTCCCCATGCCGTGGATTCGGCAAGTTGTACCTGTCAAAGACCGCAATAAGTTCCGCCTCAGGATCTTCGCTCATACCGCCCCCACCGCCTTCAGCATGTCGACGAACTCGGCCATCGTCATCACCACGTACGACTCCTCGATGGCCTTCTGCCTGCGCTTGACGACGACAGCACCGAACGTCGGCGTTTCCGCCGGGTACTTGTGCTCATAGTTGACGGCCTCGACCTCGGCCTCCCGCACCCACTGCGCGTAGTCCATCGCCTTGCGGGCCTTCGCCTCCAGCACCAGCGTCCCCACCGACAGCGGGAACGCTGCGTCACCGATGTCGTTGGCCCCAGTCCGGGGCAGGCGCTTCGCCTTCACGCCCATCCCCTGCAATGTGTCGCACACTGATGACTCGTACCGGCTGCCCTTCGCCTTGTTCGCGGCAGTCACGACATGCTCCACAAGATCACGCCCAGGAAGATGCCAGCCATGAATGACGTCCAGAACAGGCCCGTGATCGACAGCCGGTAGCAGTCCGCCTCGAACGTCGCATCTCCCCTCATGCGACCACCGCCAGTGCCAGCCTGCGCCGCTCGCTGGGCAGCAGCCCACCGAAGATGCCGTGGTCGAGATCGTTCTCGACCGCGTACCGCAGGCACTCCGCCTGCACCTCGCACCGGGCACACACCCGCGTCGCGGGCGCAGCCCCGGGCTGCTGCAGTGAACCAGCATCCGGGAAGAACGCCTCCGGGTCGGTGCCCAGGCAGTTCGCCCGATCCATCCATGCGATTGCTACTGCCATTGCATCCTCTTCCTGTGAAGTTCCAGATCCATGTGTGAGTTGAACAACGTCATCGAGGGTGCGTCCACGTACACGGTGATCGGGTTCTCTGCCATCGGATCCGCCTCACCGTCGCGGTTCTTCACCGCGCACACGTGGTACTGGTCGCCATCCATGGCGACCGTCAGGATCGTTTCCGGCAGGGCCGACACCTTGCCCATCAAGGCCCGCATCGGGGCGGGCCTGTTCGGCTTCGAGTCGTTCTCGGACACGTGGTGCAGGATCGTCACTGCAGCCTCCGTCTCACGCGCCAGCCCGTGCAGGGCGCGCATGGTGTCCCGGTAGCCAGTCCACTCGTTCTCGTGCATCGACTGAACGTTCATCAAGTTGTCAACGAAGATCGCCGACGGGGCTCTGCCAAACAATTCGATGTACGCCATCACCTCGTCGTAGATGTCGTCCATCGACGGGTGCGGGTCGGAGTCGATGCGGACCCTCCGGTTCAACTCCCACAACTCGTCCTCGATCAGCGACACCGACTCGGTCTTGCGCATCTCCTTGATCTCGTTCACCGTCTTGCCCATCAACACGGCACTGACACGGTTCACCACGGTGCCCTGGTCGGAGTCGGCACTGAAGTACAGGACGTCCTCACCGCAGGTGACCGCGTACCACAACGCCATCAGCGTCTTGCCTCGACCGGGCTGGCCAGCGATGACATGCAACTGGCCCCGGCGGAACATGATCGATGCGCCCGTCAGGGCGGGAAGGATCCCAGGAAGATCCTTCCCCGCCTCCGACGTGCCGCGAACGACTTGGAGAAGTGAACGCATCGGTTACCGAGGCGGCCAAGTGACGTCGCACTTGCCAGCCTTGTAGTCCCCGAACGGTGAATCGTTCAGGCACACGTACGCCTTGTACGGGCGGCCAGCCTTGTTCGTTCCGTTCTTCACGATGCGCGGGCCATGCGCGCACGCGCCCGCATCAGGCATGCCACGCGTGTACTTGTTCCCCCACTTGTCGTCACGCTGCTCGATCGCACCGCCCTGTACAGGATCCTGTACAGTAGGCATGACCGTGCCAGTGATCCCGCCAGCAGCGAGCGTGTCGATCGCTGCCGCCACCTCATCCCGCTGCACAGGTGCAGGCTGCGTTACACCCTGCATTGCTGCCGCCAGGATCCGCAGTTCATGGATGCGGCCCAGCATCTCGTCAGCAGTAGCGGCCCTGCCCGTGAGCAGGTCGTTGTTCGGACCCACCTTGATGGTCAGCGAGAACGGTGACTCGGTACTTGTACTCATCTACTTTCCTTTCGCATGAATTTGCAGTGGATACTCGGAAGCCTTCGAGCCGCCGACAGCGGCGCAGTAATCCCTGAACGAGCAGAACCCGCAGTGATCCCCGACCATCGGCGGCAGATAGCCGGTCTCGATGTGGGCGTCCATAGCGGCAAACTGGTAGTCGTAGAACTCGATCGACCACGGGGTCAGATCCACGAGGTCAGCCAGTTCACCCTTGCGCGACATGTAGATGGCGCCCCACTTCGGGCGGATGCCATACACCTTCTCGATCGCCGACGCGTACAGGCCCAACTGGATCGGGCCCGTGGCCGGGTTGCGTGACCCGGTCTTGTAGTCGACGACGACGAGAGTGTCGGCAGTCGCATCCGTCCACGGCGGCAGGTTCAACTGGTAGACGGCGTCAATGACCAGGCGGACGTGGGCGCCACCGAACACAACCTCGGCCTCCCACTCGATGCCGGGCTTGCCGTCCGGCATCGTCGCAATCTGCCATCCGCTGCGCTTGTACCAGTCCAAGTAGGTTTCGACCTGGCGCAGGCCCTCGGCCTGCCAGAACTCCAGATCCTCACCCTCAGGTAGCGCTTTCGTGCGGCGGCCACCCGTGCGCCAGTCCTCCGACAGCACACCCGAACGGCGCTCCGTCTCAGCAACCTTGTCGGCCCACACCTGCGCCCAGCGCTCAACGAGGTCACTCATCGTCGAAGTCCCGCTCTCCCACGTTGGCGAACTCCGGGACGGGCAGCGTGACTGCCGACCGGCAGTTCACGCAGTAGCCGTTGAGCGTGTACCAGGCGATCTCGTTGTCGTCGTCCAGTTTCACCAGCACCTTGAAGGTGTCACCACCGCACAGGCACACCCGTGACGGGATGCCCCGCGTGTTCACTTCCACTCCCTCGGTCATCCTGCATTCGCCTCTCGGTAGAGGTCATGGTTGACCTGTTCGATCATCTCGTGGACCGCGTTACCGGCAGCCAGATACACCGCTGGCTGCTCCGGCACCTGCGCCACCTTCGACAAGTACCACTGGTGCATGCACTTGCCGAACGTTGACAACTGGCTGAACGACCTATGAGCGGGCCAGTCCATCACTCACCCCAATCACCATGAAGTCCCAATCAGTGCAGTCAACCTCGGGGATCGAGTACCCCTCCAGGTTGCCGATCTCCAGGATGTCGTCGTAGCCCATCTGCAGGGCCTTCCACGCTGCCGCGTCAACATCCTTCTCGTCTGACCACCAAGGCCAGACCACTAGCGCGACGTCGTTCTCGCGCCCCATGAGGATCTCGATCTCGCCATCAAGTCGAGCCCGCGAAAAATTCTCCAACTCCCACTCTCCCCGTGTCGCCATGCCCAGAACCTAGACCCGATTAACGCAGGGTGCAAGACCTTTCGCGGCGTGTCGTCCATGTCCTGCGATCGGAATTCGTATGCTACGAGCGCGGTGTGACAGCCGTGGGGCGGAGACCTCGATGACGGGTGACGGCAGAGATCCCTGACTCAGGTGACGTCCCCCTGAACCAACCCAGCCTGAAGGGGAAGCAGGCCATGGGGGGGTAGGGGGGGCGTTTCCTGAATCAGGGATCCGGCAGAAGGGGCCGAGCCTGCAGCGAGGCCCCTAGAAGAACATCAAGAAGACTTCTTCTGCCTGTCCGGGACACGCACAAGGCCCGTGTCGATCTTCGGACGGGCGGCAACGTAGTAGAAACCGTCAGGCGAGTCGTACTCGTAGTGGACGACCGCGCCCGCCTCCTTCAACTGGGCGACCCAGTTCTGGTAGCGCTTCAAGTCCACAGGCCGCACCTCCTTGCCCGCCTCCAGGCGGGCACCAATGCGCAGCATCGTCAACTGGAACGCGTGATTGTGATCCACGCTGATCCGGCCCCACGGAATGAAGTCGTCATAGCGGACCCGGTTCGTCAACCCGATCCGGGACAGGTGCCCGGACACGCTCGACAGCGCGACCTCTTCACCCATCTCCCGGCGGATCCGCTCCTGGATCTGCTCATGGTTCAGGCCCTCTTCCACCCACCGTTCAAGGATGGAATCACTCGGCATCTTCCTTTTTGCTGGCATCCCTCGACCCCCCTGCGAAACAATTTTCCACCATCATGCATTGCAGGAGAGGCGAAATCAAGCCGAAAAACCGTTGGTACTATCAAGGTTCAAATTTATAACCAAAGCATCGGTGACATCCTGCATTGCGCAACTCCTTCAATACGCTTGACTCAAGGCATTGCAGGAATTACTCTCGCATACTATGAGCATCAGCATCGAAGAGGCCGAGCGGGAGTACGTCCACTGGCGTCGAGCCCAGGGCTACGCCCGGGCCACCATCCGCAACGACAGGTCCGCCATCAAGATCATGCGGGACGCCCTGGGCGACGGGTACACCGTCGCCGCCATCGACGACACCGCCGTAACCAAAACGCTGGAGCGGGCTTCTGACACCCGCTCCCCCGCTTCCGTCAACATGGTCCACTCCAGCCTGTCCGCCTTCTTCAAATGGTGCAGGCTCCGCAAGTACATGGGAATCGACACCGACCCCATGATGGGTATGCGCTACAAGCGCGTGCCCAAGAAGGAACGCCGCCGCCTCGCCATCCACGAGTTCCCTGCATTCCTGTCAGCCGCAGCCGACCCCCGAGACCGGGCCGCCTGCAGCCTTGGCCTGTATCTGTTCCTGCGATCGTCCGAGATCGTGTCCCTCCGCATCCGCGACCTCGACCTGCAGGCCGGAACCATCGGCGTCACCGTCCACAAGACCGGCGACTACGACGTCATGCCGATCAGTGCCGAACTCGACCGGGAACTGCGGGCCTGGCTCACCGCCTACCAAGACGAGTGCGGGCCCCTGCAGAAAGACTGGTTCCTCATCCCCGCCAAAACCCAGGCCGGATTCGGAACGCACAAACTCAACCCCACCGCCCGCGTATCCCGCCCCGAAGACATCGTCAAGAAGACGGTCGCCGCCTACGGCTGGACCGACACCCACTGGCAGGGCTTCCACCTGCTCCGGGCTTCCGGGGCCCGGGCATGGTTCGATGAACTCAATGAACAGACCATCGACGGGGCACTCAAGATCGTCCAAGCCCACCTACACCACTCATCCGTGGTGATGACCGAACGCTACCTAGGGCTCACCGCCGACCGCGCCAAGAGAGACCGGCTACTCAAGGGGGAGAGTATGTTTCCAAGCCTGATCGCAGGTAATGTAATACCGATACGGAAGGAGGCATGATGCGGTTCCAGGTCATCGCATGCGACAAGTGTGGCATTCGCGAAGAGAAGAAGACGGTGCAGCCGTGGACTGCCCGACGCGGGCACACCCGCTACCAAGGCGAACTGTGCGAGGCGTGCTGGGGTGAACTGGTCAACCTGTTCCACCCCTCCACCATGACGAAGTCCCGCCATCAAATTGTCATCACCAGCATCGACGACATCCCAAAGCAGCCATAGAAGGCACAAAAAAAGAAGGGCGGGTGGCTATGCCACCCGCCCTCTTCTATCGCCTCTACGGCCCTGGAAACCCCCAGGAAGGCGCCTCTAGTACACGGCCATCAGGCCGAACACCGACAGTGTTTGCTCGTCCAACTCCCCATGCTGAGGCAGCCCATTCGACCGCTGCACCCCGCGCAGCAGTTCCATCAGCGGGCGATCCAGAACATCCCCACCAGGAACATTCAACGCCACCCGCACCTTCCCCACCAGAGGATCCTCCTGACCCTCCAAAACCA